TAATTTAGTTCCGTTAGGTCCTGCTGTAATCCAATAAGTTAATTCTGAACTAACTAATCTTTGTTTTAAATTATAATCCGCATTTCTTAATACAATATCAAAAGCTGGTGCCAAATAAAAACCACCGTATCCAAAACCACCACCAGCAGCACCATAAGGTAATTGAGCAACACCACCACCAAAACCATAATCACCAAAACCATAATTAGAATATAAAGCGTAATCTACAGTTGGCGGTTGGAAATAAAGTACTTCACTTACCTCACGACCAGCTGGTATTTGATACACTTGTTGGTGGTCATTTAAAACCACATAATCTTGTTTTAGCTCCCAAGGGCCTCTAGCTTGTAAACCAACAATTTTAGAATACGCATAAGTAAAACTATCCTCATAATCCTGACCTCTGGTTGTTAATGCCTTGGTTAAATCTGTTGTGTTTAAATTTATATTATCTAAAGAAGACCATTGTGCCTCTATCAACCATTCATTTATGTAGGCCGAATGATCTTCGATAGCAATTTCCAATAAAGTACAAAGTTGTTCATCGGATAATTCTATTTTTCTAAGTGGAGCACCTAACCTATGTCTGATTTGACGGAAAACTTTTTCCTTTTCGATATCATCTATTACTAAAGTCATTTAGGTTTTTTAATAGATAAATATCCATTACTTTTATATTTTAAATAAAGTTGAAATAAAATCTTCAGCAATATCTATGTGATCAACTTTTTCACCCATAACTTTAGATATTATTTCTTTTTTCTTTTGTAGAATTTCGTAAATTTTTTCTTCTATGCTATTTTCAAATATGGGGTAATATATGTTAACCGTTTTGTCTTGGCCGATACGGTAGGATCTATCCTCAGCTTGTTGGTGGTTTGCAGGAACAAAATCGATATCATGAAACAAAGTTGTATCTGACGCAGTTAATGTGATTGCGGAACCAGCTGAAACAATATTACCAATAAAAACCCTAACTTTTGGATCGTTTTGGAATTTATCAATACTTTTTTGTTTTTCCTTATCCGACATTTCACCGTTGTGACAAACCGCAATGTCACCAAGTTCGTCTTTTAATTTTTTTAAACTTTCAGTGAAAACAGTAAATATAATAACTTTTTTGGTTTCTGATTGTTCTAAAAAGTTTTGCACCATGTCAATAGTGTGTGGAATTTTTTCCTGTGAAATAAATTTTCGTAAAACCACCATTTCCACCATTTGTCTTGCTGGTCCTAATCTTCTACCTTCTAATTTTAACCAAGTAACGTATTCTTCAAAAGCACTTTCGTAACCTTTTCTATTTTCTAACTCTAAATAAAAAGGTGAAATAATTTTAGGTGGTAAATCTAAATGGTCTTCTTTTTTTCTACGAAGAATATAATTTTTAGTTTTTTGATGTAGCTCTTCTAAATTAGAAGCACCATCGGTCAACCAAATTCTTTTAATTTTACCTGATGCTAATTTTTTATTAAATGATTTCGCAGCACAATAACGATATGCGAAATGTTGAAAATTATCAGTTACTGGAACTTTACAAATCTTTAATAGATTGTAGTAATCCATTGGTCTATTTGATATCGGCGTTCCTGTTAATAACCAAACTTTAGGAATATTTTCAGTGATTTGTGCAACAATCTTACCACGAATGCTATCTTTATTTTTTATCATATGAGCCTCGTCAACAATCATTAAATCAAATTTTTCTTCATTAATGTAACTTTTGGTCTCTTCTTTTTTTCTTTTATCTTGAATTTCGTGAAAACGATTTAAAATATCGTAATTAATAATGGTAAAAACTTTTGGTTGCCAATATCCACTTTTAACTATGGTGACCATTTCTTCATCCAAATATTCAGTAATTTCACGAAACCAGTTAATTTTTGCGTTTGCAGGGCAAACAACTAATATTTTTTCAGCACCAGATAACAAAGCTGCAGCGATTGCCGATTTCGTTTTTCCCAAACCCATATCGTCAGATAAAATAGATTTGTCTCTTTTTAATAAAAATTTTATTGCAGTTTCTTGGTGTGGAAATAAGTTTCTATTTTTTTTATTTACTTTATTAACAGATTCAAAATCAACTTCTAAATCTTCATATGATTCAAAAAATAAATCTGTTAGTAATTGTGTTTTTGGTATATGATAATATACACTTTCTTTTTGGTTTTTATAAAGTTTGCCTTTGACGTGATAAGATTTTTCACCATCACTTAAAAGTTTTTCAATAAAAACTTTTTCAGGTACGTTTTTTAAAGCAAATTTTTCTTTTAATTGTTCACCAAAATAAGCGGTTATCTCAACAATTTTATTGAATTCTATGGGTGAAAAATTATAATTTTCTTCTATGTAAGATATTTGACTTGGTGTTAAAATGAAAAAACCTTCATTTTCGAATTTTTTTTTCATTTTTAAAATGTGTTCATTTTCACCTACATAGTTTTTTAACTTTTCTAATGTTGTTTTACTTTTTAATCTAGTTAAATCTACCATAAAGTAGAATAAATATAATCAACAATTTATAAAAAATAAATAAAATAGGTGTTTACTAAATATTTATAAAAAAAGTTGATTATGGCTAAACGCAGACCTATACAAAGACTTGGGAAATTCTATGATAGTATAGACTTCGGAATTGAGAACGAAATGGCCCGCGAACATCTAGAAGGTGATTTAAACTTTGTAGTTGTTCTTTTTGAGGTTGATAGAACTCAAACAGAAGTTGATGCGGTTTATGGTGAAGCAAAATCAAATGAAATTAGGTTTAAATCACCAAAAGAACTTAGGGTTCGTTTTGTTTTAGACCAAAGTGAAAATAAAGCATATTCTGGTGGTATGAACCGATATTTAGAATATGGTAAATTAACTTTTCATATTTTTCAAGAACAGTTAGACGAATTAGATTGTGATATTTCCTATGGTGATTACATTGGTTATGTCGATAAAGAAGATAATATAAAATATTTTACCGTTGCAAATGATGGTAAAATATTCTCAGATAACAAACATACAAGGCTTGGTTATAAAGGTTATTACAGAACAATAAACTGCGTTAATGCAGATAGTAATGAGTTTTTGCCAAAATTTTAATAAATGGGACTACCTAAAAAAATAAAAAAAGATTTAGATTTACAACCTGGTTTACAACAAAGTAACCCAAGACAGTATTTGGAAAATTTTATTGACCAAAAAAATACGCCTTTGCCAAGAGGTATTGATTTTACTGATTTAGATGGTGGTTTTGTTGATTGGGTAAATACTGAACTAGAGTTGGTTATTGATGGTGAAAAAATTCCTGTTACGTTTTTAACGGCTCAAAGGTGGACAGAGTTTACCAAAACCTGGCAAAGTTCTGATAAATATAAAAATATAAAAATACCTTTTATTTCTGTTGTTAGAAAACCAGAAGGCCAACCAGGTACTAACCCAAGTGATTTTAAAATTCCTGTTAGAAAAACTTTTCCATATATGGTGGTTCCAACTTGGGACGGCAATCGTAAAGGTGCGGATGTTTATATGGCACCACAGCCAGTTGGTGTTGATTTAACGTATACTATTAGATTTTTTACCTATCGTATGGCAGAATTAAATGTTTTAAATCAAAAAGTATTAAAAACTTTTAGTTCATCACAGTCTTACGTTAACATAAAAGGCAATTATTTCCCTATCATACTGGAGAGTGTTGGTGACGAATCCACGATTGATAATATTGATGAAAAAAGATATTACGTTCAAACGTATGAGTTAAAAATGATGGCTTATACATTAGATAAAGATGAATTTAAAATAGTACCAGCGGTTAATAGAACAGTTTTAACTTATGATTTAACCGATAAAAGGCCAAAAAATGTTGCAAAATTTATTAAAGATCAAAGTCAAAATGATAAAAGTTTAAACTTAATAGTTCAGTTTTTAGTTAGTGCACCGACTTATTTAAATTTTCAATCCGACTCTGATGCAAATTTTACTTCTTTAGAAACTGAAAATATAACTGCGGTTACAATTCGTGTTAATGGTAATGTTGTGACAGTGCCTTTTACGGTACATAACGGTGATTTAGTTAGTATCAATATTGTTAGAATGGATGCTACACAAATATCTGAAATAATATTAAGAGGAACAATACCACTATAATGAGTAATTTTTGTCAACAAGGGGATATAACTAAAATTTTTATCGTAGATACAGGTAACACCGGTTCAACTGGCACTGATATCTATGTTACAGGTGGTACCTATTCTAGTGGTACTTTAACTTTAGGTCGAAATGATGGTGTTAGTTTATTGATATCTGGATTCTTAACCGGAACTACTGATACTTTTATTACGGGCGGCACTTATTCCGAAGGTGTTTTAATTTTAAACAGAAATGACGGCGTTAACATTTCAATTTCTGGATTTTCAACGACTGCAATTTTTACTGGTAATACTTCAGCAAGTTGTGTAAGTAATTTATATATTTCAAACCTGCATGGTTGTTCACCAATAACCGTTTGGGATCCAATAAACTCTTTATCGTATATATCAGCAACAACCTACTATGGTGATGGTTCAAACTTAACTGGTATTCCTGATTATTATGTTACAGGCGGCACCTATTCAAACGGAACTTTAACATTAAATAGACAAAATGGTTCAGTAAGTGTATCTGGTTTTTTAACTGGAACAACAGATACTTTCACAACGGGTTTCACATATTCTAATAATAATTTAACAATAAATAGAAACCAGGGTTTAACACCTTTAACGGTTTCAATAAATAATTTTACAGGTTTAACTATCAATGGTAGTTTATCCGCATCTACATATTTAGGTCTACCTATAGACCCAGATAATTTTGTCACAGGTGGTACTTTTTCTAGTGGTACATTAACTCTTAATAGGCAAAATGGTTCTGTTACTATAACAGGTATTACAGATAATTTTGTTACGGGTGGTACCTATTCTAATGGTACATTAACACTTAACAGACAAAATGGTTTAGTAACTATAACAGGATTTTTAACTGGTACTACAGATACAGATAATTTTGTTACAGGTGGTACCTACTCCAATGGTGTTTTAACACTAAACCGTCAAAATGGCTCAGTTTCAATAAGTGGTTTATTAAGTGCGGATACTTTTGTCACTGGTTTTACATTTAATACAGGCACTTACGATTTAACTATTTTCCAAAATAATGGTGTTGCACCTTTAACTCAAAATTTAGGTATTTTAGCGGGTGACATTACTGTTACGGGCGGTACCTACAACCCTAGTAATGGTGTTGCAACATTTTTTAATAATGTAGGTGGTTCGTTTCAAGTTTCTGGGTTTTTAACAGGATTTACCGACATTTATTTAAGTAGCGGTAATTATAATCCAAATACTGGTAATTTAACTTTAACCAGAACTGATAATGTTAATGTTGTTGTTACAGGGTTTACCGATTATTATGTAACAGGTGGTACTTATTCTAATGGTACATTAACACTCAATAGACAAAATGGTTCGGTTACAATCCCGGGATTTTTAACTGGTGGTACAGTAACAGGAATTGATACATACGTTACAGGTTTTACCTATAATGATGCAAATAAATTAACCATATCTCAAAATCAAGGTCAAGCACCGTTAAATGTTTTTATTAATACTTTTACTGGACTAACTGTTAACGGTTCCATAAGTGCAACAACTTTAAGTGCTGTAGCTTTATCACCAGTAAATTATATTGATTTTAATATTAACCCTACAATACCTTCAATAACTGGTGGTACACTATATTTTGATTATAATGAAAATGCTTTATCTTATAAACCGATAACTAGTGGTAATGATGTTACTGTTAATATCGGTCAAGAATCTTTAATTAGAATTTATAATCAAACCGGGGTTCAAATTAATAACGGACAAGTTCTCCATATTACAGGAGCGACTGGAGGTATACCTACAGTTGCATTAGCTAACGCATCTAAATTAGGTCTTACTTTTACCGATAGTTTAGCACAAAGTTCAGGTGTAGCAACTCATAATATACCAAACGGCGGGTTTGGTTTTATGACCAATTTTGGTATTGTTAGGGATTTAAACACAAGTGGGTTTACTGTGGGTCAAGAATTATTTTTATCTGATACTATTGATGGTGGTATAACAAATAACCCGAATTCAATTGCATTAACCTCAAGAATTTCAACCATTGGGTGGTGCTTAAGTTCCGACCCAGTAAACGGTAAAATTTACGTTAAAATTGAAAATGAAAATCCGTTACAAAGTTTAACACAACAAGAGGTTAATGTGTTATTAGGTAATGTCATATCGACAGGTACTTATTATTATACAGGTGCAACAACTGCGTCAACAACAACTATAAATGTATCCCAAATGAGGGGTTGGATTGTATATAACACTTATGAGTATTCAACAAACCCTTTGGTGTTAAACATTTATTATAGTGGTGGTACGAATATCTCGTTACCTAACCTTACATCAGCAGACGCAACTTATTTATTAGTTAATAGTGGGGGTACTCTATATCAACAAACTTCATTCCCAACCCCACAACAAAGAAGGGAAAATATATTTTTAGGTAAGGTAGTTCACCCAAATAGAACAACAATACTTAATGTGAATAACACGGTTGATTATGATGTATCACCGATGTCATCGTTACGCGATTTATGGTCACCAATAAAATTAATAAATGAAGGTGTTTTAGTGTCACCAAATGGTTCTAATTTAAATATTAACATTTCATCAGGAACTCTTTGGGGTAATGGAATTGGTTGGGTTACAAATGAATTAAACCCAAATAGTGTAGGTATATCAGCAAAAGTACCTGCATCATTTTTTTATAGAACACAAACAGGTGGTACAAGTTCGTCAGTATCGGTAATCGACCCAACAAAATATGACGTTAACGGTGCTATAACTAGCATGGGTGCTGCTAATAGTGATAACGCTAGTAATCAAAGAGTGTATTTATACCCAACAGGTGTTTTAAACATTCTTTATGGTCAAACAAATTATGGTAGTCTAACGGAGGCGGTAGCTGGTATACAAACCGAATCATTCGTTGTTTACCCAAATGCCAAAAATACTGGCATCTTAATCGGTATTATTTCAGTGAGAAATGATATTGTTGCAGACGGTCAACCGTTAACAAATAGTAGTTATGCAGTATTTACCCCGGTATCTAAATTTGGTGAACTTTTAGGGGGTACTGGTGGCCTATCAACAACAACACTTCAACAAGCGTATAATAATTCAACAAACCCAGAAATTGTAACAAACTCTACTTTAGATGGTGTTCAGTTTAGAGGTGGTACTGGTAGTGATACGGATAAAAATATTATTATAGAAAATAATGCAGGAACACAGACAGCGTGGTTAAATGCAGACGGTAGTTCTTTATTCACCACATTAACAGCAACAACAAAAATTATAACCACTAACTTCCAGATGACTTCTGGGGCAACCAATGGTTATGTTTTAACTTCTGATGCTTCTGGTAATGCAAGATGGGCTGTATCAACAGGTGGTTCTGGCAGTACAGGAACTGATTATTATGTGACTGGCGGTACGTATAATAACACAACGGGTATATTAACTCTTAATCGTCAAAACGGTTCCCTATCAATACCAGGGTTTACAACTTCTTTAAGTGGATACGCTTTAAATTATTACGGAAGTTTTTCAAATACAGGAAACATTCCAGTTACTGCAGCAAATACATCAACAGTTTGGACTTATAACCAAACGGAATTAAGTAACGGTATTACCATAGTCGATAACAGTAAAATTAAAGTTTTTAATAAAGGTGTTTATGAAATTGGTTATTCTCCTCAAATAGAAAAAACTCAGGGAACCGATGCTTTGGTCACTATTTGGGCGGAAGTAAACGGAAATCCTGTAACTAGAAGTTCTTCAACTTTAGGATTAGTCTCTAATAGTACTTATCAATTACCCTTTGTTTCTCTTATATTTGAACTAGAGGCAAATGATTATGTTCAATTTTATTTTTCATCAAATAGTCAATATGTTCAATTAACCGCTTTAAGTGGGTTGACGACACCAACAAGACCCGATTCACCATCACTTATTGTTATTGCAAAACAAATTGGTGCGTCAGTACCTTCATCTTATGTTTTCACAGGTAATACTTCTGCAAATTGTATTTCAGATATCTATGTTTCAAATTTACACGGATGTTCTCCTATAACAATTCACGATTCAATTCAAAATTTTGGTTCCAGTGCAACAGGAATAACCAGTTTTGCTTTTGGTAATACTACGGTTGCTGCTGGTGATTATTCACATGCTGAAGGAAATCTATCAATAGCATCAGGAATTGCATCTCATGCTGAAGGAAATCTTGCTCAAGCAAAAGGAGAGTACTCACATGCTGAAGGAGATAACACTCGAGCAATAGGAGATTATTCACACGCTGAAGGTCAAGAAGCAATATCATCAGGATCTTATTCACACGCTGAGGGATATGCTACACTAGTATCAGGTTCATGGTCACACGCAGAAGGTAGAGGCAGTAAAACAGCTGGTAATTATTCACACGCAGAAGGTGATGGTTCACACGCAGTTGGTGAGAGATCACACGCGGAAGGGTTGACAACTTCGTCACTTGGTTATGGTTCACACTCAGAAGGTTTAAGTACGGCAACAGGAATATATGCGTACACCTTAGATTCTGTTTTAGCTGGTGTTTTAACTTTAAATACTAGTTATGGGGACGTTACTACAGAATTTAAGTTATCTTAATATTAGTTCCGTTAATTGGAATGGCACTAACACCATAATAACATTACAAGATGCACTTATTAATTCGGGTACTCTTGTGGGTGTCCCTTCAAATGTACTGCCAACTGGTGCTGACCAAATTATATCTAACAGTCATTCACACACCGAAGGTGAAGTAACCAAAGCTTTAGGTATTGGTTCACACGCTGAAGGTCTCAATACGCTAAGTATGGGTGATTATTCACACTCACAAGGTATTAACACCATAGCATTGGGTTACGGTTCATTTGCTTCAGGTTCAGGTAGTACTGTATCAGGTATAGCTTCTTTTATACACTCCACAAATTCCACGGTTACAGGTGATCGTTCAGTTGTTTTAGGTGGCCAAGGTATTTCCGGAACATCCAGTGATTTTGTATATGTTTCAAGTTTAAACATAAATTCAACCCCAGCAAATAATGATGCATTAACACAAATATTGGTCAGAGATTCAAGTAGTGGTGAAGTTAAATACCGAGATTCATCTACCCTAGGTGGTGGTAGTTCTTATTCAATAGTGAAACCATTAAATAATTATATTAGTAGTGCAACCACTGGTGAGCAAATAATATTGTGTAACACAAGTGGTGGCACCTTTAATGTTACCTTACCAAATAACGGTAATGCTAAAGTAACTATTAAAAAAATAGGCGGAGCCCCTAATTTGATTGTAAACACATCTGGTGGACAAACTATAGATGGTACATCTACGGCAACCGTAACAGTTGTGAACGCATCGATAACATTTATTACCGATGGATCAAATTGGTTTATAATATAATAATGTGTTAAGATATTTATTAATAAAAAAAGAAAAGTATGAGTTATAACCCACAAAACCCAAATGGTCAGGCACCGATGTCGGCTTCAACACCTGTTGTTGTAGCCAGTAATCAAAGTAGTATATCAGTTGACGCAAGTGAAGGTGAATTGATAGAGGCTTTGGAAGCTTTAAGAATGGCCGTTGTTTCTTTAACAAGATCTAACGGTTTAATGACAGTTGATACCACTGGTAGAATTAGAATTTTATTAGACGCTATAACAGCTAACTTAACACTAGCCACCGTAACGTCGGTAGGTACTGTAAGTACTGTAACCACCGTATCTACGTTAACAAACCAATCTCAAATAGGTACTTTTGCTACACAGGACCAAATACCGGCTTTAATGAGTATGAACGCACAAGGATTACGTGCAAATATAAATGTAACATAAATTAAAAAAAAAAACAATATGCCAACAACAAACGGAAACAGAAAAATATTAGACCCAAAAAGATGGGAATTTATGACACCAGCACCAAGTGCATCAGTGGCTGGTTCTTCTATTACGTCATCAAGACATTATAGACAACAACAGTTATATATTAACGGAACAACCACAGCTTGGCTTTATAACCCAAATGAGGATGGCTGGGTACAAATCCCTTCTCCTGCTCTCGCCGGTACTTTAGCTGCAGGTGCCGCAGGTACTTCAGTAGCTTTTAGTAGTGGTTCAAGTACTGGTTCTACATTAACAGCGTCAGGTGGTACTACAAGTACGATATTAACAAATCAAACTTTTACTAGGGATTTAAGGGGTTACTATATAAATATCATATCTGGACCAAACGCTGGTTCAACTCTTGAGATTCGTAGTAATACTATTGGCTCTAATTCTGTTATTACAGTTGATACACAAGTAAGTGCCTTTACAAATACAAACGTTTATAGATTGGTAACACCTGTTTGGTATGTTGTTGGTTCTGGTACATTAGCTGCCGGTTCTTTTAGAAAATACGATTTTGCAACAAACACTTGGACTACTCTATCCCAAACAAACTTACCTGCTTCAATAGGTACTGACGGTAAATTGATAGCAACGCCATCTTGGGTGGATAGTAATTATGCGTCTTTTGCTACAGGCACAACAACTTCTGGGGGTGTTAATACATTGACAAATTCAACAAAAAACTGGACTACAAATCAATGGACAAATTATCAAATCAGAATTACAACTGGTACCGGTGCAGGCCAGATTAGAACTATAGCTTCAAACACTGCAACCATTATAACAGTCTCAACTAACTGGGCAACACAACCAGATAGTACCTCTAATTACTCTATAGAAGGCAACGATGATTTTCTTTACTATATGGGTAATAATGCCGTTACTTTATTTCGTTATAGTATTACAACAAACACTTGGACTACTTTGTCACCAAGTGTTGCTAGAGCTGCCGCCCCAGGTGCAGGTATGTCTGGACATTGGGTATGGGACACTTCTGCTAGTGATTGGACCAACGAAAACGCCATATTAAACGGTAGAAGAATTTATTCTTTTAGAGGTAACGGTGGGGCTACTTTAGATTATTATGATATCCCTGGTAATACTTGGGTTAACGCTTTAAGTTACGCTCCGGCGACTGAAACATTTACAACAGGAACAAAATGGGTTTATAGTAATAATTTTATTTATGGACAAAAAGATGCAACAGGTCGTTGGTTCAGGTATAACATTACAACAGGTGATCAAGATGGTTGGAACACTTTTTTATACCCTAACTCTACCGCTATTGTTGGTGATACGGCTTTTGATGTTGTTTACAAAGACGGTACTACAGAAATAGTTTACGTTTATATATTATTAAACACATCTACAGTATTACTAAGACAGATGGTTATTTAACCTTCACCGTAAATATCTTTCTTAGGCAAAACTATTTTTGTTTGGCATTTTTCCCTTATTAGCTTTTCAACAAATGAAAACATTTTAAGGCCGTTTTCTTCACAATATTTTTTTAACAACTCATGTGTTGTGGGTGTTATTTTAATATTCTTATCTCTTTTCATTTGCTTTTTTTTTAAAGTATGATACTTTTCATACATAAATATCACAGAAATCATACTATTTTATTTTTAAAAAAAAACTTTGTTAAAAAAGTCAATATTTATTATAAAAGAAATAACTAATAACCAAAAAAAAATAAAATTAAATGGCAGCAGAAAAAATTTTAGTATCTCCAGGTATTTTTACATCAGAAAAAGATTTGACATTTATCGCTCAACAAGTTGGTGTAACTACATTGGGTTTGGCCGGTGAGACCCTTAAAGGTCCCGCTTTTGAGCCAATATTCATCAGAAATTATGATGAATTTTTAACTATTTTTGGTGGTCAAAATCCCACTAAATTTAGTAATAACGTACCGAAATACGAATTACCTTATATTGCAAAAAGTTACCTAACGGAATCAAATCAGTTATTCGTAACTAGAGTTTTAGGTTTAACAGGTTATGACGCAGGAAGTGCTTGGGTTATAACTTCTAGAGCAAACTATAATCCGTCAACAATTGTAACAGGTGCAACTACAAACTTTACGGCGAACTTTACTGGCACAACTTATAGTAATTTTACTGGGGTTGGGTCACCACAAGCACAATATTTGTATGATTTAGGTTTATTCCCTAATGGAGCTACTTTAACAACCGCAAACGTACCAAACGATACTACTGTGTATCCAGAAGGAATTGTTTTTGATAGAACTACAGGAATTTCTTTTAGTGGGGTTTCAGCAACCTTACAACAACTTACTTTAACAGGAACTTCAGGTACAGTTTCAGGTACTGTAACAACTTATACCGCAAGTGCTTATACTGAATATGATAACATGGTATTAGCAGTACTAAGACCAAGAGCGGTATACAACACGGATACTTTAGTTTGGTCAACCTTAGAAACAAGTAATGGTGTTAATGGTAACTTTACAAATGCACAAACAAATTCGTTAGCTCAATTTACATTATCAGCAACTTCATCAGCAAACACATCCATTTATCAAGTTTCATTAGACAGAACTTCTCAAAATTATATTGCAGGTGTTTTAGGAACAGATTGTCAAGATAGAAATACTAAAATCTATGTTGAACAAATTTACCCTAACATGTTACAAGATTTAATTGATAACAATTACATTTTAGGCCTTAACAGCTCTTTAACTTATCTTACTACTTTAGATAATTACAGACAACAATATCAAACACCAGAAACCCCTTGGATTGTTTCGGAACTTCGTGGTAATCAAGTGTTTAAATTATTTAAATTTGTTTCCATCTCTGATGGTTCTGCAGCTAACCAAGAAATTAAAATTTCTATTAGAAACGTAAATTTTGATACTAAAGAATTTGACGTTATTGTTAGAACTTGGGGTGATACCGATGCAAACCCTTCAATATTGGAAACATTCCCAAAATGTGTTATGGATCCTTCTTCTAATAACTACATCGCAAGAGCGATTGGTACTGCTGATGGTGAATTTGTTTTAAATTCTAAATTCATTATGGCAGTTGTTAATGAAGAGGCACCGATTGATGCTTTCGCAGCGGGTTTTGAAGGTTATCGTGTCGCGACTTATGGGTCAGCATTGGCACCATTCATCCACTATAAAACTTCTTATGATTTAGAAAATGAAAGAGTAAGAAAAGTTTACTTAGGTATTTCTGATACTGTAGGTATTGATCAAAACATGTTTAACTGGAAAGGTTTAACTACTAGTGATACTTACTGGACGGCAACAACAAAAGGTTTCCACATGGATTCTGGAGCAACAGTCGCAGGCAATTTCTATGTCGGTGAATCACAATTCCAAAATAGTACAGATGCTGAAGGTACTGACTATGAAAGCACAACCGCAAGGAAATTTACCTTGGTACCTTATTGGGGATTTGATGGTTGGGATTGTTATCGTACTTCTAGAACAAACACTGATAGATATCGTGTTGGTAGAGCTGGATTTACTGCAGGTTTAGCAAGTGGTCAATTCCAACAACTAGGGCCACAAGATGGTACTTCAGATTTATACGCATATTGGAACGCTATTAGAACTTTCGCAAATCCTGAGGCAGTTAACATTAACGTTTTAGCAACCCCAGGTATCGATTGGTCAAACAATAACTACATTGTACAAGAAACCATTGATATGGTGGAACAAGAAAGAGCAGATTCTGTTTATATTGTAACCGCACCAGATAATGTTGTTTACGATGATACAGATGTTACTTCCGCTTTTGGTTTTAATCAAGCAACTGTTGATTCTGCTGACGCTTTAATTTCATTGTTAGACGCCGCAGATATTGATTCTAACTACACCGCCACTTATTGGCCATGGGTTCAAGAACGAGATACTGAAAATACTGTTAACGTTTGGTTGCCGCCAACATTGGAAGTTGTTAGAAACATTGCATTAACAGATAATATTACCTTCCCTTGGTACGCAGTTGCTGGTTATAACAGAGGTTTAACCAACGCGATTAAAGCAAGAACCAAATTAACTGAGGCCGATAGAGACGTTCTTTACGAAGGTCGTGTTAACCCTATGGCGACTTATTCTGATGTTGGTGTTGTTATTTGGGGTAATAAAAATATGCAAGTTAAAGATTCCGTTCTTAACAGGCTTAACATTAGAAGATTGTTGTTACAAGCTCGTAGATTAATTACCGCGGTTGGTATTAGATTGTTGTTTGAACCTAACGATCAAATTGTTAGAAACCAATTCTTAAATTCTGTAAATCCTATTTTGGATAACATTAGAAAAGAAAGAGGTTTGGCCGATTTTAGAGTTCAATTATCTAACGACCCTGAAGAAATCGATAGAAATGAGTTACGTGGTAAGATTTTCTTAAAACCAGTACCAACACTTGAATACATTTACATTGAATTTAATGTAACACCGACAGGAGCTTCCTTCGATGACATTTAATCTAAGTATTATTTTTTCAATAAAAAAGCCCACAAATTGTGGGCTTTTTTTATATTTGTAAGATATTTATATATGTAGTAATACGTATTAAAAATATTTTACCATGAAAATAGAATTAACCTGCCAACATTGTAATCAAAATTTTGAAACTGAATATAAATTTAGGGATAAAAAATTTTGTTCCAGAAATTGCTATTTTGAAAATGCTCGTCAAGGAAAGATAAAAATAGGCAGAAGTAAAGATAAAACCATAAGAGAAGAAAGAGAATGTAAAGTTTGTGGTACTAAGTTTGAAACTAAAAAAAATCATTTTAAACAATTATGTTCTGATGAATGCCGTTTAGTTTGGGGAGAAAGAAAAGATGTTAAAGAAAAAAGATTACAAAACATAAAAAATACCGTAAAAGAAAAATACGGCGTTGACCATGTATGGCAAGTAAAAAAAATTCACCAAAAAACAATAGATAACACTAACAAAGAATTATCGGTTAATAAACAAAAAGAAACTGTTCGTCAAAAAACTTTAAAAAATTTATTACCAAAGTTAGAATCTAATGGTTTAAAATTACTTTCTAATTATACGGCCAACAAAAATGGTAATACATCATTACCGTATGAATTTGAATGTTTAGCTTGTAATCATAAATTTACTAGTACTTTATTGGGTTGTGGAATAATACCAAGATGTGGTAAGTGCCATCCATCACAGAAAGATTCTAGGCCACAATTATTTATACAAGAATTTTTAAATAATAACAACATTAAATATATTCAAAACAATAGAAAAATTATATATCCGTTTGAAATCGATTTTTATTTACCAGACCATAATTTAGGTATTGAAATAAATGGTCTTTATTATCATGGTGAGCTTCTTGGTAAGGATAAAAATTATCATTTGAATAAATCAAAAATGACGGAAAAAATAAATGTAAAATTAATCCATATTTTTGAGGATGAAATTGTTAATCAAAAAAATATTGTTTTATCTAAACTCTCCCATGAGTTAAAACTTTCAAATATTATTAAAATAGATGCTAGAAAGTGTGAAATAAAAAAGATATCAAATGAAGTTAAAATTAAATTTCTAGAAGAAAATCATTTACAAGGTGATGCAAAAGATAAAATAAGGTATGGTTTATTTTATAAAAACGAATTAGTTTCAATAATGACTTTTGGTAAAAGAAAAATAACAAAATCAAAAGAGTCTAATTGGGAATTGATTAGATTTTGTAATAAAAGCTATCATTCAGTAAGAGGTGGGTTCAATAAACTACTAAATTATGTTTTAAAAAATGAGGGCATTAAAACTTTTATGACTTATTCTGATTGTAGGTGGTCAGGGTTAAACCATGAAAAAACCGTTTACCATAAATGTGACATGAAATTTTTAGGCCTATCAAACCCCAATTATTGGTATTTTAAACCATCTTCACAATTAAAAAGGCATCACCGTTTTAATTTTAGAAAAGCAAAATTAATATCAGAAGGTTTTGGTTCTAATAAAACTGAATGGCAAATTATGCAAGAAAGAGGCTTTGATAGAATCTGGGATTGTGGTAATATGAAATTTATTTATAAAAAATAAATTTTTATCAAAAATGAATATATTTATATAATAAAAAATACTATGTCAAAAATTGTAAAAAAGAAAATGATTGATGTACTTATTGAAAGTACTTTAAAACAAGCCGGTATATCTAAAAATCCTAAAAAACCTTTGGTAGAAGGATCAAGAGAAGATTATATGGGACTTTTTAATTGTTATGGGGGTAAATGTGAAGGTGGTGACGATCAACAAATCGCTGATAAAATTTTAACCATTATAACGAATAATCCAGAAAAAATTAAGGATTTAAAATCTTCTGCCGTGGGTAATGTAAATATGCCAGATTTTTTGCAAATAAGTTACAATTTCACTATAGGTAAAAGCCAACAGATAATCTCTAAAAAAAGAGGAAAAGGAAAGTATGATTTATTTGTTGGTGACCATTATATAAAATGTGATTCGAATACATCTAAAAATATTTTTAAATCTTTAGAAAAAAATGATCCTAATTCTAGAGTAAATACGTTATCATCCTTTGATGAATCCAAAAACTCTAGAAAACCTTTAATCAATGAAGATATTCAAAAAGAACTAAGTAACTTCAATAAATTAGTAAATTACACACCTAAAAAATAAAAATAAAAATGGGAAACACAAGATACAAAATCACTAAAGAACAACTTGAAATGGTTGTTGAAAATTTCGTAATGGAATCAACAGAAAATAACGGTAAAACTCCAGTTAAAAATATGATTCCTAAACAAGGGCCTGAGGCTAAAAAATATGTTAAAAATAAAATTTCAGGTAAAATCGTAGACCAATCTGAAGGTATGCCTTCTGTATCACCAATGAAGAAAAAATTATCTCAAGCTCCTGAGGCTAAAAAACATATGGCAAAAGGAAAGGGAAAAACTTCTTATATGAGTAAACCAAAAATGGTGAAAGAGGCTCTAGGTGAATTTGCCACAGGTGGAGCTGTACCACTTGCACAATTTTTAGCCGGTGCTGGTCTCGCTATTGGTGCGGCTGTAGCGGCCTGGAAGAGCACTTTTGGTTCTGACGTTCCAGCACCAAAAGATGTTAAATCAATGGAAAAAGAATTGGTTACAAAATCTCCACAAGAGAAAAAATCTTTTTTTAGAAACCTTTTTAAATAATTTTTTAAAATTAATCAATAAAAAACCCCTCAGTGAGGGGTTTTTTTTATTTAAGGTAAATTAAAATAATCGTCTTTCATTGTTGGGTTTTTATAAATGTCCGCCCAAAATTCGCGTTCAAAAACTGCGACAACAGATTTATAACCAAAAAAGATAACGTTTAAAAAATTTAAAAAATAAATAACAGTAGAGGAATCACCAATTTTGATTGCGAATAAATTAATTAAAAGAATCAATAAATAGATAACAGACCATTTTGACCACTGATTAATTTGATTTTTGATTTTTGGTTTTGTTTCCATTGTTGTTAATTTGGTTTTACAAAGATAAATATAAAAAGATTATTTACAAAATAATTTTATTTAAAAAGCAAATATTTATATAAAAATAAATATACAAAAAATGAAATTAACTAAAGAAGATTTAAACAAATCATTGGAAATACAATTTCAAAAAGATTTAAAAGATCTTTTGGAAGTCGTTGATTTATATAATAAAAGCAACAAAATGTTGTTTGAAAATAGATTGTCCAAAGAAGAGTATGAAACATTAAATGAAGGTCTTTGGGAAAAGGTAAAATACGGTTTATCTAAATTGGGTAGATATAAAGCAGGTGGTAAAATTTTAGGTAAAGGTAAAATAGACCAAGAAGCGGCTGCTAAAATTCAAACTATTATCGATAAAAAAGGTAATGAAATGATTAAAGCTCTTAATAGTAGTATAAAAGAAAAAAATCCTGAATTTCCTAACAATAAAAAAGGTCAAGATTTTTTAAATACTGTTTTAGAAATTTCTGCAGTTTATGATTCTGTTGTTGTGGCAACCAAAAAAGATCCCAAAGAAGAGGGGTTTTTACCTATTGATGCTGCAAACACCATTATTGAGGATTTGGGAGAATATGTTAAAAAGTTCTTGGACGTTGATTTATCTGCAGCATATTCTGTAATGGATTCTGAAAAAGAAAAAGTTGATAAAGATACAGAACTTTTAACTGATGAAGTAGAAGATATTAACGAAGATGAAGCGGAAGATGTAAGAACAAAATTACAAGCGAAAAAAGGTGATGCAGCTGATAGAGATAGTGAAAGAATGAAAACCTTAAAATCTAATAATTTACCTTTAATATTAACCGCAGTTGGTGGTTCTTTAGGTACTTTGGGTTGGTTAGCACAAACTGATTGGTTAAAAACTTTATTAGAATCGTGGCTTAATAAAAAAGGTATCCCTGGAGAAGACGCTATTTATCAAACTTTTACAGGTGGACGTGGTGGTGATCCTAAAGGATTTCTTCATTGGGCAAATCAAATAGACCCTAGTAACCCAATGAAAACTGGGGCTGACGTATCTAATTTTGTTAACAAAATGGGTGCTGAAAATGTTAGTCACATGTTCGATGGTAACGGTGCCGGTGATTCAA